AATGATTCCTGTTTACGACTTGGAATACGGTACTTACCGCGTAATCGATACGGCTGAATTCCACATTAATAACATCATCGCTGACTACGACAAAGCCGAAAAGATGGGCCGTAAGTTTAATCCGCAATATTCACTAGTAGGCGAAGCGGTACACATTAAACAAGTCGATAAATCTTATTCGCTTGAGTCTGGTGAAGCAACGGACGAGCAAGTCGAAAAGGCTAAAACGTTTATTGGTACGGAATTTGGTTACGAAGACTTAGCGAACTTCCGTGAGGAAAGCGACGTTATTACATTGTTACAAGATGCGGAAGATGAAGCGATTGATAAATCGAAGTTACCGACGTCTTCGAAAAATGCAAGCAACGAAGTCGAACCAATCGAAATTGAAGAATCTGAATTACCGTTCTAAGGAGGGCGCATATGGCACATGAAACAACTATTAAGGGCGGTTGCTCGGAATTACGAGTAGCCCTCGCGCTCTTAAACCTCGGTTGGGAAGTAGCGAATTCGTTCATCCCGGAGGTTTACGACTTAGTAGCGCGTGATCCGATTAACAAACAGTGGTACACGATACAGGTAAAAACGATTCGAGTAAGACACGACCGTGACGATGCGTTAGTGGTACAAGCAAAGAAAGGTAACGGAGAAGCTTATACGAAAGATGATTGCGACTATATCGCAGGAGTCGAAGGTGACCGAGTATTCATGTTCGAATGTGCAGGACAACGTGAATATTGGGCGACGGAGACTAGCGCCAGTCAGCGTTGGATTGAGTTAACAGCGGTAAATAATAATGAGGAAAATGGGGAGGACGAATAATATGGCGAAGTTAAACGTGAAGGTAATTAATGAAAAGGTGGAATATAATGGATTTGTTTACATGCTTTCCAATGAAGGAGCGCGACAAGGTGATTTAATTCAGTGCTTTGAGGAAGACTCTGTGTATTTAACGTATGGAGCGTTTTACCAAGTAATTGGTACCAATGGTGATAACGATATGCAATTTCTTGACGATGATAACAATGAAAGAGATCGAAGTGTTACTGATGAGGATTATAAAGTGTTCCGTAAGTCACACGCAATCACTAACGACAAACTAACCGACGCTGAAGGCATAGTGAAAATCGAATTACCAGACGGAACTAAACTAGAAGGTACTCCGTCTGACTTAGAAAAGATTACGCGTAGCATGCAGGCGTTGCAAGCGGAACAAGTAGCAACGGTGGAAATACCGGAAGAAGTAGAAGAAGCAAGTGAGTCGGTGTCAGAACGTTTACAGGTTGGTGACTTTGCGAAGGTTGTGAAAGTGGATAAATTCGAACTCGGAGATATCGTCGAGATTGACGGTGAAGATTCACAGCATTTCCGAGCGACTCGCTTGAAAGACGGGTATTGGCATTATGCAGATTTAGAGGGCGAGTTAGTAAAAGCAACCGACGAAGAAGTCCTCAAAGCTAAGCAAGCGTTATTGAAAGAAGGCGACTTTGCGAGGGTTATTGGTGTAGAGCATACGAAACGTGGTGGATTTCACGATGAAGATAACGAAGATGTAGGCGGAGGGCACTCATTTGAGAACGGAACAATCGTTGAATTAAAGAAGCCTTACATTAAGCAAGATGAAACTGAAGATGCGTTTAAAGCGTACTATCTTGACGGATCAGATTGGTGGTGGGTACACCGTAAAGACCTCGAACCACTAACGAAAGAAGAAGCGGAACACATCGCCCGTGAAGCTGAGGGAGAGAAGAAAGCGAAGGCAGAGCGCGAGGAGAAAGAAGCGGAGCGACTTAAGTGGGCAGTTATCGGTCGTGAGGTTGGTGAGATTAAAGACGGTGATGTCGTTAAACATAACGGTCAATTAAAGGTAGTGAACGAAGTAAAGCCTACACATCGCAAATCAGACGGAACGGCGTTTGTTAATCACGAAAATGGTTTAACGTTAGGTGAAGATGAGTATTGGGCGCACATTTCTAGAGTAGAACTAATCGTACCGGTAGAACAACGCTTCGACACAGTAGGTTAAACAGTGCGCATTTGCGAGAATTGTAGCGCCGTACTCAATCGTCAGGAATTCGTATACGACGATCGCGAAGGTAACTCATTTTGCGATAAGCGTTGTTTCGAAGAGTGGGCGGAAGATAATCACGTCACGATAGTGAGTTTTTATTACCGATTAAATTGTAAGGAAACGGGGCGGTAAGTATGACGCCGAAATTAACGTTAAACTTAAAAATACCGGGCGCGGACGCCATAGAGGAAACGAAAGAACGAGTGGCAAAAGCGGTCGAACGTAAGGTAAAGGCGACCGAAACGATGGAAGACGCATTCAAACGCGTTTGGCAGATGTGTGAGAATGACGAAAAAGAATCCGTATTATTTAAACTGGCATATGAAGCATTTTCTTCCGGTACGATAGGCAGGTTATCGGAAAAACATTTGACGAAGAAAGAAGTCCTAGACATGGGACGTATTGTACAGAAAGAGCGTGAGGATGCGTTGCGAAAGCAGCGTATCCAACAAACGCTTGTTAATAAACCAAGTAATTACCACATTATTACCGATGAAACGAAACTAGGCGAAATGATTTTGCGTTTATATAAAGAAACAGAATTACAACGTAATAACGAATGGTTTAAACAGGCATTTAAGCTATTCGATAATACGCTAATCAGACGTAAGTTGAGTGAGCGAGGCATCTCAATCCCTTCGGCGCTGTCATTGACGGTGTGGGATACGGAGACTTCCGGCTTAGATAAAATGATTGATTTAACAGGTGGCTATTCGTTTTGGCTTCCGTTATTAAACGAAGGTTATTACGTAGCTTACGGACATGTAAACGAAAAGAAACAATGTAAACGTTCAGTTGCGTTAGAAGTAGTTAAGCCGTTCTTAGAAGATGCAGCGCACATCAAGTCGTTTCATAACGCAGAATACGATTTGAATTTACTGCGAAACGATGGATTTAAACCGGCGGGTGTACGCTTCGACTCAATGGATGCACAGCTCATTTTATATGATCACGAAGAAACATACGGATTAAAGCCGTTATTTACGAAGTACAAAGAAAGAATTGGTGGTTATGCGTTAGAAATGGACGATTTCACTTTCGAAGATTTATTCGGAAATGGATCGCCGTTACCTTACGACGCTGAAACTGTTGGTATATACGCTATCAAAGACGTTCATAAAGGTTGGTTATTAACGAAGTGGCAAATCGATAATTTAGTAGCGACGGATGACTTGGCAAAAGCGTATTTTGAAATCCGTCAATACTTACCAGAGATAAACGTAGAGATTGTTCGTACTGGCTTCGAATTAGACTTAGAAGAATTATCGAAATTAGAAGTAGAGTATGGAGAAGCTCACGGTGAGGCACAGCGTAAATTATTTGAAACGTATCAGATTGACGATGAATTTCTATATAAGATGTCGCTTGCTATTAAAGGCGAACAGATTAACAAATGGATCGAGGCACAAACGAAACGTATCGAAAAGCAACAAGATATGTTAGCGAAGTGTCAAGCGGAAATTAAAACAGCCAATCCAACGACTAAGAAATATCAACAACTAAAGACTCGTATTCACAAGTATCAAACCGAGGAACTACCTGAGGCGATTTCGCAGAACGCACCGGATTATATACATGAGTTTAACTTATCAAGTAACGACCATTTAGCGTATTTAATATACGATCATTTAGGCATTAAGGACCGTACGAAAGAAATCGTAAAGGATAAGAAGAAAGTACGAGCGGTTTCGACGGACGTGTTAGAGCGTTATTTCAAAGAAGAGGAGTCGTTAAAACCACTAGCGGACTTTTCAAAATACAGCAAGTTACTCGGAACTTACGTCGAGAAGATGCCGAAAGCATTAGATGTTGACGGACGTATTCACACTCAACTTAGAACGGTGTCAACAGGACGTTATGGGTCGAGCGGTTATAAAGGAAAGCCGAATGATGTTTATACCGGCTCTATCACGGATAGTAATTTCTTAGACATTATTCAACGTTTAGTAGATTGTAACGAACAAGTAGAAAAAGGGACGAATTTACAGAACATCCCTTCACGTTCGGAAGAAGGATTACGAGTACGTAAGACATTTAAACCACGTGAAGGGTATACATTCGGCGCTTCGGATTTATCTTCGATTGAACCAAGATTGCAGGCCCATCGTATGGCAACGGAATTCGGCGATGAGATATTCGCTATTATGTTCCGCAAAGGGCTTGACCCTTACGTGGAATTTGCGTCATTGCTGTTCGATGTACCAAAAGATCATTGTTTAGAAGCGTATTACAAACAAGTAAAAGGAACTGATAAGGCCGTACCTCCGTTCCGTAAATTGATGAAGCAATTATTCTTAGCGGAAGGATACGGACAGGCTTTTGAGCAGTTTTATAAGTCTGTTCAGGTATACGGAATTACAGAAGCACACGCAGCAACAGCGTATAAGAAGTTCGATGAAGTATTACCGGGATTTAAACAGATGGTAGAAGCGACGTTTGAACATCTTCGCCAACATGGATGGGTCGCTACATTATGGGGACAGAAACGCAGATTCCCGAAATACAAAGAGCAATGGAAACGACTAAATCAACTCATGCGTAAAGCGCGCATTTCAGATAAAAACGATCCGAAACTAGGTGAGAAATCACGAAAGTTAAAGTGGGAAGAACGTTCGGAGTTTTGGGAGTTAATTAAAGCGACGGGTAAAGCCGAGCGCCAAGCGTTCAACCATACGATTCAAGGTTCGGGTGCTAACGTATTACAGTTTTGTATGATTCGGAGTTATTACGAATGTACTCTTGCGAAAGGTTGGGAATTCAACCTAACGTTACATGATGAAATGAAGCATTCGATTCCTAACGATCAATTAACACCCGAGGCTATTGCGTTGTATGACGACATTATGACGAATACGGTCATTCTAGAAACTCCGCTAGAATGCGACACGGTAATCGAACCGGAGTGGATGAGCGAGTATTCGGCGGAAGATTGGGATTTCGAAAATTGTAAACCTAAGGAGGAAAAATAATGGACACAGTACTTACGTTTTTAATTTGGATGGTTTCTATTGCTATAGGCGGTAGTGTTCTATTTGCGGTAGTCTGTGGAATCATTGCTTACAGAATAAATAAAAAAATAGCTAAAAAGTTGCAAGATGAACTAGATACAAAATTCAAAATCCACTAAGGAGGGCGCAAATGATTAACCTATCCGAAGTATCAACGAAAGAATTAAGTGAAGAATTAGAGCGCCGACAAGGTGTAATCACCATCCAAGTCGAGCCTTACGAAAAGATTGAGGTCGGAGGTATACGCGTAGCAGGACCGGCAATCGTTTTAATAAATCAAGAATAGGGGTGAGCGATATGTTAAATGGAAGTGGATGGGCGTGGGTTTTGGTTTGGTTATGGGAAGCGAAATGGTTCATGTTAGCGTTAACTGTACCGTCATTCTTACTTGGATTAGGAACGGGGTGGCTTGCATGGGGTTAAGTAAGAACTCGCTAAAGTGGTATACGTTGAACATTTTCCTTTCGGGCGGAATATTCGTTTTTGCATTACTCGATTTAAAAGAAGGAAATTACAAATTCGCACTATTAGGCGTCTCAATACTAGCGTTCGGAGCATTCGTTGATGGATATCGATATAAAGAACTAAAGGAGGCGTTGACTTATCGTAACGAAAACTAACGCAGCACAATTACTACGTCAGAACACGCAAGAAACATTCGCTTATGAAATCGCAGAGGAATTTCGTAATTTCCTCGAAACATGGCACTCTTATTCGGAGCCTTATGACACGCCTTTAGACGTCTGGCTCCACGAAAGCTATGCGAAAGTATTAAGTAAAGGCGGTTACTTAGACTACCGAAGTCTGCCGTATTTCTCTCCTTCCTCGGCGAATAGTTGTCCGAGGGAGCTTTACGAAAAGGCGTTACGAAGTCCACGAGATCAAGCCGAAGTAAAACCGTGGCAAAGACGATGGCAATTTCTTGGCACGTCAGTCGGAGATGCAATCCAACGTGATATTTTACTAGCGGAACGACATTACGAAAAGTATACCGGTGAGAAACCACGTTTCAGAATCGAACGCACGAAAGACGGTCATCCAGCGTTTGAGGATTTCGTTAAGACTCGCAAGGTAATCGAGCATAATGGACAACGTTTTTCATTAATCGGTACGTGTGACGGTATTTTAGAATACACCGATGAGAATGGCGTGGTTAAACGAGTAGGTCTCGAAATTAAGTCGAAACAGACATCATATAGCAGAACTTCTGAATATTCACTGCGCGAACCTGGCGCCGACCACGTCAAACAAGTTACATGCTACTCGTTAATGTACGACTTGGACTATTACATCGTGCTTTACGTTAACGCATCGAAAAAAGCATGGAATATGAGCGAAGAAGATTACGCGAAGTATCCAGATTTCAGAGCGTTTGGTATTGCAATAACGGACGAGATGCGTGAAGAGGTGCTGGACAAGTTTGCTAGTATCGTAGCGGCTGTTAAGACGAAGCAACCACCGAAATTAGATATCGAACATTGGTTGTTTAATAACTTTAAGACAGCGTGTGCGCAGTCGTTAAGTGACGAAGAGTACGAGGAGATTCGTACGAAAGTCAGTCGAGTGAAGCGTTCGAGTTTGTCGGATGTGAAGAAAGCTCCGTATATTGGGGCGTTGGAGTTTATCGAAAGGGTGAGAGCTAATGAATGCGTTTAAAGGTGAGGTTAAATGGCTCGGACATGTCGTTAACGACGATGGAAATGAGTTTTATAAACAAGTATCAGAACGTGTAGAAGGAATGTCTGATTTATATTGTGAAATTCAGTACGCACCTCAGATGCATCTAAACGGTAAAGTCCTATATTGTGCATTTATTATTGGGAGAGCACGTCATGACCAGACGTAAAAAAGCCTTCCGCACTCTTGCAATCGACACATCACTCGGTTGCCCAGGTATTGCAGTAATCGACGTAATCAATGGTAAACCTAAGTTAATCGACGTATCACACGTTAAAACAAAAAGCACTGAGCCGATTGCTTTACGCACGCAAATTATCGAAGCATGGGCGTTATTGTTTATCCGTAAACATGCGCCTTATGACTTGATAATTAGAGAGGGCTTTGCTAGTAAAATACCACATACGAATTATACGGTGTTTAGCGCCTGGAATGCGGTAGATAGAGCGCTTAATAGTTTCGGCTTAAAGGTCGATGATAGTATCGGGCAGGCTTCCGTTAAAAAGAAACTACTCGGTAAGGGACGAGCGGAAAAAGAAGAGGTCGAGGCCGGCGTGAGGAAGTACGTTGATTGGGGTAAGTTCGAAACAAACGACGAGTCAGATAGTATTGCTATCGGTCTAGCGTATTTAATCGATAAAGGAATTATTACGAAGGAGGAAACGGAATGAACAAAATGCGTAATTGGCAGATCGTATATGATTACGGCCAAGAGAAGTACAAAAAGATTCATTTGGACGCTCGTAATGTAATTAAAGCGGTGGAAACTTTAGCACGTATTCAGTATGACAAGAGCAAACTGCTGTTTGTTCGTTCAGTAATACATGCAGGGGAGGTTAAGTAATGAAATACGTACTTCACCGACTAGGAATCAAGTTTTCACCGTCACTAACGTACAAAGACATTGGACCATTTCCTATCAAGTTCGCAAGAAAACGATTTGAACAACGTATTAGATTAATAGAAGAATTCTTACGTAAGCAAAGGGAGGACTTGGAATGAAAAGATTCTTAATAGAAATATCTGGCGAAGTGACAAAAGGTGATATTTCAGACGCATTGTACCAAGGGCTGGAAAGAAATGAAGTGGATTGGACATCATACAATGTTTTAGAAGTAGAGAATGAGGAGGCTGCACAATGACCGACAAATTAACCGAACTATTTAATTTACAATCCGAGTTAGATAACCGAATCATTTCCGAAAGAAACATCGAGAAATCACTCGATGAGTGGGTCATAGGCATCACGTTAGCAATGGAAAGTGAGATCGACGAAATCAGACGCGAAGTGAACTGGAAGTGGTGGAAGAACGAGAAACCAATCGATAAGGAAGCGCTACAAGGTGAAGTAATTGACATGTGGCATTTCCTGATTAGTCTTTCGCTTAAATGCGGGTTATCAGCCGAAGATGTTTATCGTATTTACCTAGAGAAGAATCGAGAGAATCACGCAAGGCAGGACGGAACGAGTGCGAAGGAAGGTTATAAAGTAGGAATCGATTTGGCTAACGGCAAAGATTGGACAGGATATCCGAAGCAACTCGAGATTGATTTCGAAAAGGGAGGCGTTAAGTGATGGATAACGAAAAGTTCAGCAGATTAATGTACGCATTAACAAAGCACGCCGCTAACTATGATTTCACGGAATTTCTTGATATGTGGGAATTAACGCTAGAAGAATACGGAGAGATTCGTGATTACTTAAAAGAAACTTACGGCATTAAGCCGTATTTGTAAGGAGGACGATTTAATGAAAACCAAACTACTAGCACATACACAATTAAGCGAAGAATTTTACGACAGTTTCGACGTATACAACGAGTTTATTGAAATCGAAGGTAACGAATTAGATAGATTAGGAGCAACCGACGGACAAGCCGTAGCACTATCCGCAGTCCGCACGTGTTACTCCGCAAACAAGCCGTCAGAAATTGTCGCTAAAGAAGGCGGTAAATACTTCGGCAACAAAGCAACGGACGGAGGAAAAGGTACGGAAGCTGATCGCTTAATGCGTCATATTGTAGCGAGCAAACACGTTTCTACCCTGGAGCATATTACATTTACGTTTGCTATCGAAGGTGTAAGCCGTGCATTATTAGCGCAACTTACTCGTCATCGTGTCGGATTTAGCTTTTCGGTACAGTCGCAGAGATATGTTCGATTTGGCAGCGATGATAATTCAGGTGGGTTTGATTACGTTACTCCAAAAAGCGTAAGTGAAAGCGAGAAAACTTTCGATATGGAACTACCGGACGATACTACTGTCAAAGCGAATCCTGAACAGTTTTATAAAGACGCGATGGAGACTGCACAATATTGTTATGACACATTACGATCTTTGGGAATGACAGCAGAAGATGCTCGTATGGTTCTTCCGCAAGCAGCAACTACGAACCTGGTCATGACGGTGAATTTGCGTAGCTTACTAGATTTCTACGCTAAACGCAGGAAAGGAAATGGGGCGCAAGCTGAAATCACAGAGTTAGCGGAGCATCTACGAAAAGAAGTCGTTAAAGTGGAACCGTGGGTGGACGAGTTCTTCGAAGGAGGAAAATAAATGACTATACTAGCGTGGGTAGTAATCGCAATTTCATTAATGTTTATAGTCGCGGTAACAACGAATAAAAAATACGAACTAGCAGTACGAATTACAACGATAGTGCTTTTCTCACTATCGTTACTGTTAAGCATTTTATACCTAATAAATTAAGGAGGGCGTTATTATGGCAGGCGTAACTAAAATCGAAAGTAATGACGGAAATATTTATGAGGTTGGCGGAAAGAGGTATCGTGAGTTGACGAAAGAGCCAGAGCACGGTGACAAGATTTTAGTAGTAGATGGTGCGCCGAATGGTGCAAAAACTTACAAAGACGGGGATGTACTTACTGTACTTAGTCACGACAGCGACGGAGATGTTTATATCCAAGAGCATGATGCAGATGGGGATATTTTATGGTCGACCGAATTTGTTATCGTTGAACTGATCGAACAAGAAACGCCTGATCCTTTACCTTGTTTATCTGACATACTGGACGACTTTAAAACGAAACTAACACGCCTAGCAGAACGTACAGAAGAAAACCACCGAAATATCCTAACGTTCTCACAAATGGCTGATTCTGCACGTAGTGACGCATCGAAAGCTGTCGGCGGTGTTAACGCACTGGACGAACAATTAGATTTAGTACGTGAAGATATCGTATTCCTTGACGAAAAGATAGACGAGTTAAAGGAATCGGTGGAAGAACGTGTTGGTGCACCGTCTATTACTATTAATATCGAGAACTTTAACGTATCAGGTACGGAGTCACTTAAATATTTCATCGAAAGAATTGCGAAAGGGTGTGGCAGTGGTGTTATGTAACGCTAAGAAAATCGCTATTACGGGCAAGGCCCGAAGTGGTAAATCGGAGCTATCGCATTACGCCTGGATGCTTTTCGGCTTCAAAGAATTCGACTTTTCAGCGGTGTTGAAGGACGAATTCCATCGACTGTTTCCGCACATCCCACGTGACCCTAAGCCACGCGCTTATTATCAAAAGTTCGGACAGTGGTTACGTGAGATTGATCCGGATATTTGGGTGAAGATGACGATGGGAAAAGTACACGAATATTGCTTCGAGGATTCGTTAAATAAAGTGAACCATAAGCCGAAAGTGTTAGTAAACGGAGTGAGACAACCGAATGAATATCAGCGCCTTAAGGACGAAGGTTTTACAATTATCCGAGTAAGCGCATCGGATGACTTACGTATTGGTAGGGCGAAAGAAGCCGGTGACGTATTTACCGAGGCTGACCTAGATCACGATACGGAAAGTCATATCGATACTTTCGAGGTAGATTACGAGGTTAATAATGTTGGTAGTATCGGTGAGATGTACGGACAGCTCGATACGATTATGAAAGATATCGGAGTGCAGACGGTTAGTAATAGGGAGATTATGGCGGGTGCCTTTAGTGATATGAAAAAAATTCTATAAGGTAGTGATATTAAAAACTAAAGCCCCATCTATTTAGATGAGACCAAAGAAGAAAAAGCGGTAAATATTAATAAGAACAATTCTTTTAGAGCGTACGCAATAAGGGCGACAAATATAATACCAAATCCGTTTAAAATTACTTTGAAAACCTCATTAAGTGTATGGCGTGTAGAAGTTTTTACATGTCCCCACTGTGCTTTAAATAATAGAGAACGGGTCGGTAATTTTAGTGCTCTTCGTATCCTTTCAAACTCATTATCTATTTCGATACAAAGATCTTCGAATAACTCATATTTAAACTGACCATTATCTAATTCTTGTTTTATTTTACGAGTACGGTATACCACATACGGATCTATTAACTCGTAATGTTTATCTATTATCTTAAGCATTTTGTATAGCACTTCATTATACTCCTCTTCGCTCATTTCTTTATAAAGATTGGGTTCTATAGCTCTAAATAAAGGAAGGTAAGCATTATAAAGGCGTTTGTTTTGAATATCTAAGAGTTGGTTTTTCTTTATAGTCCATCTACCTATAAAGAACGTAGCAATTGCCGGCGCAACGGTTGCGAGCATTTTTAAGTAGTCTGCAAAATTCATTGTTTAAACACGCTCCTTCTAAGAAATGATACCAAAAATTACTGTATTTGTCTGTAAATCGATAGCTAAGAAAACGGAGGAATCACGATGACAGAAACTAACGTAATCATTTATACAAAAAACGCATGCCCAAACTGCGAGCAAGTAAAGTGGGCACTAAACGCCGCAGGAGTAACTTATGAAACTCGTAATATCGACGAAGATCAATCGTATGCAGCTTGGATGGCGGACAAAGGTTACATGAGCGCACCTGTAACCGTATTTCCTAACGGAAAGGAACTAGTCGGATTTGATATGGGCGAGTTTGCAAGCGAATTAGGTTTATAGGAGGCGATTCAATGAAACGTTACTACTTACCAGAAATGAGCATTTTCAATAGTTATGAACCGAGAGTACGTAATAAATTAATCGAAGGATATCATAGAAAACTAGCGTCTAAGCATCAATATTTCGTCCGGTATCAATTGTCTAAGGAACGTCCTTTCTATACTGACGCTGATTTGTTGGATATCATTTCCGTTTTAGATGACATCGAAATAATTAATTGTGATTGGACCGCTAAAGAGTGGAACGTAACTCCTTGGAAGTACTGTGTAACAAGTGGGAAAGTATACGAAAGCTATAAAGATATGGATGCAATCCCGTTTGCTCAAGGATATAGCGGAGATGACATTGGGCATCGGATTAATAACGAATGGTATTTCAAATACTTCAACGGAAATAATTGCACGTACTGGCGTGACCGTAATTCCGAAACGCCTTCATGGCATTTAAGGTACGGTAACCAATACTTGAATTTACGTAATAATGCTTTCTACGTTGGTATTTTTGGAAGTACGAAGGCTACTCAAAGCGCACCATCCGATTTAGTTTTACCGTTGTTAAAACAAATGAAGGCTAAGAAGTGGCGAGGCTTTTATGACGACGAGATCGACTTTATTTTAGAACAAACGGGCATTGAGCGGAGGGCGTTATAACGTGAAAGTAACAAATTTAGAAGAATATCAACCTCGTTTCGTATCGTTTTGCAAAGCGCACAACTTATCCGAAGGTGACGAGTGGCAAACGTGGGATTACATGGCGTGGGTTTCAAAGAAAGCGAATGAGTTTCGTAGATTACACGGTTTAAAGAATTGGGATTCGTTAGGTAAATTAATAAACGGAGAGGATCGGTTTACGGAGTTTTTAATAGAAAAGGAGCGTGAGTAAATGGGCATAAGCAAATACGACAATGAAGCGGCGCACCGTCGCATTGAACATAACTACGCATTGGATAATCCGAAGTCAATCGATCTACTACTACGGCATTTATCGTATATGAAAGAACGTAGATTTAAAGGTGATTATGCTGCATCGGATATACTAATCGATTTAGAGACGGCAATCTCACAAGCGGACTTGACGGATAGGCAGCGTCAAGTCTTGCGATTAGTATATTTCGAAGATATGAAACAGCGGGACGTGGCAATCTCGCTTGGCATAACGGCACCGACTGTTAATTTATATAAGCGGTTGTTAGCGCAAAAGATAGCGGCAGTGTTTGAACGATGGGCCTGGTCGGATGAAGGCTATAAATTAACGGTGGTAAAGGTCGACAGGGAAACGATCAGTGAAAGCGAGGCGGCTTAGTTGAATACATCCTCATTAAATATAATGTTTTCAAGCGAAACGGACTTATGGAACACACCGCAATATTTTTACGACATTTTGAACGAAGAGTTTAATTTTACATTAGATCCTTGCACCAACGGAACTAATGCTAAATGTACAAAATACTTCACTAAAGAAGATGACGGATTGATACAAGATTGGTCTGACGAGGTAGTGTTTATGAATCCACCGTATGGACGTGTCTTAGCGGACTGGATGCAAAAGGCTTACGATGAATCACAAAAAGGTGCTACAGTCGTATGTCTGATTCCGGCAAGAACAGATACACGTTACTGGCACGACTATGTAATGAAAGCTAAGGAAGTGCGTCTAGTAAAAGGACGTCTGAAATTTGGAGATAGTAAAAACTCGGCACCTTTTCCAAGTGCGGTCGTAGTTTTCGAAAAAGGTAGATATACGCCAATCTTTAAAGCAGTAAGTTCGAAAGGAGCCTGAGTAAATGGTGAAATATACATTCGATACAAGCGAAGATTACAAAACACAATTTGAAACGTACGTAAATACGTTAATTACTAGTCTCCGGGAAAGCGATTCTGAGGCAATTAGTAATAGAGACGTACGTGCGAAAGAAATTAAATCGCTCACAGACGCTTATGTGGAAGCGGTGGGAGATCGACCTGAACCGAAGCAACTCGAACGATCAGCAGATTTGATGCTATACGAAGATCTTTCGAATACACACCCGGATAAAATGGCTCGTGAAGAATATCCGATTATGAGCGACCACCAATTGTCGAGGAGACATAGCGGTGAGGTATCGATGAAAGTAGCGGAGGAATACGGAGTGGACAGACGCAATTACAAACCTCCGGTTCGTAGGAAGCGTACGAGAAAAGAGACGTGGCAAATCGATAGAGAAGCGAAGTCTAGAAACGAAGAGAGACGGAAAGCGTATCGGGAGTTTACGCGAGTGCAGGAGGTTAGAAGTTATGTTACAATTTAAACAGTAAAATATGGTAATTATTCTTAGTGCCATTTAAAGGAGAGGTAATATGGAGAGAGAATATGATGTAATAAATATAACAGGTGGAACAAAAATAACTATTACAGATGAAGTTGATATTGCTATAGCATGTTCACATGTACTACAGCTCTTTTTTAACTTAGAAAAAGAATGGAAAGTTGATAAAACAGATAGGTATGAAAAAGAAGACGCTTTAATGATTACAGGGCATAATATCGAGAACGGGGATTGGACAATGGTACTTCTAATTGCTAAAGAAGAAGCAGATAAAGATGCTGAACTTTATAAAGTGTACGAAGATGTAAGATAATAGATAAAAAGTACTTGAGAGACTGTCGAAAATGGCAGTCTTTTTTATTTTATTGTGTAAATTTTATCGAATACTACTAATTTTTCCCCTCTTAGTTACCTATACGTTATGAACCCCTCGTGGAATATTATTCGACTTCCAAATGTACGGAAGCAAGCAACGGTTATTCCACGATATAGGGTCTAATAGGGAAACGACTGAGACGGGTAAGCTCCGTCCACCCTTCGTATTTATAACGGAAGGGGAAAACGAAATGACTACATTAAGAATTATCGATGTAACTACCGGTGAAGACCGTACACAAGAATATAGTTTAGTTAACCGTAAGCAAGCCGAAGGATATAAACGTGCTATTGAAAAGGAACAGTATCGTTTATTATCACGAGGTAAGAATTGGGTAGCGAGTTACCACGACCCTATCCGAGAAGTCATTACGGGATTAACATTAACCGAGGCAGGAGCGATTATAAAGCTCTTGCCTTTTTTGCGTTTTAAGAGTGACGGTAAACTGATTAAGGACGGTAAGCCGTTAAAACAAATGGACATCCAGCGAATCTTTAAGCGGGGCAAGGTTGCTACTACTAAGATATTAACTCGCTTAGAGGAATTAAGTGTTATTCACGTTTTAAAAGAAGGACGTAGTAACGTTTATTCTATTAGCGCTAATTTCCATACGATGGGCGACGTTAAAGGTGGCGAGTCATTTACGAAACTCTACCAGGTGAAAACGCAAGAAATCGTAGCTGATCTCGATTTAAACGAAGTTGGTTTACTGTACAAGATTCTACCGTTCTTTCACTTTCAAACGTATTACTTGTGTAGTAATCCGAATGAACAGGACGCTAAAGAAATTAATCACCTTAACCGAGATGGCCTAGCGAGTGAAATCGGACACGAGCCGGAAACAGTATCGAGATTAATGGTACATTTACGTAATGCAGGCGTCATTATGCAACAAAGAGCGCATCGTTCAGAGACGTATTTGGTACATCCCGATATTATGTTCCGTAAAGATAGCGAGGATGAGTATACGAGAATCATTCGTAAACAGTTCGAGGAGTTAGCTAAACTACGAAAATAGGTATCGTTTTGACAACATAGGTGACCGAAAGTGAAC